CATTCATATCCACAAAACTCCTTTTTTGCTCCATTAACTATGGCGGGTGTGGTCATCCAATCGAACTCTTTGTCACAGAAACTGCATTTGCTCATTCTTGAACTGACAATGTTCTTAGGTTTTTTTCTCTTCCACATATCTTCCCTTTGTTGAGGCGATAGGCTGACGGACGAGGTGTGAACCGCCAGCCTATCTAGGTTAGACACTAAAACGGAATAGCGTCATCCATCTGGTTGCTTGCACCGTTGTTTGCTGGTGCTGCCTTGCGGCTGCCGTCATCCTCTTCAACTACAAAGGACAAGAAGTCGTTGCCCTTCTGACTGGTTTTGTTCCAAGCAGAGATGCGGTATTTGGTGCCGTCAATCTCCATACTGCCTGTCATATCAGGACGCTTTGGGTTATCACCCTTGTCATTCGGGAACAGTACGCCCCTCAAATTGTTGTCGTAATCAGCCATTAGCTGCTAACTCCTTCTTGCGTTTGGTAAACGCGCTATTGTGTTGTCCAGCCGCTGGCCCCAAACGGCTATACAGTTTTTTCAGTGATTCAATATCGGGAGCCAATGCTATCTCCTGCTCTACAGTGAGAGGTGACGCAATCTTCTTTGGTGCTGGTGTATCTGACTTAATATTCGGAGACTCAACCATAGCCGTTGGCGATTCCATCGGCATATCCTCACCAGCATAGATGTAGCAACCAAGGCCAAGAGCCGCGATTGCCTTTACCATACAGCGTTGCAGTGAAGCGTTCACCTCAAAGCTGTTAGGGTTCTTGATAGGCCGGTTGGCGTGGTTCAGCACAGGCATAATCTCTGTAGCTGATTCCAGAGCCGTGATGCTATCAGCATTATTCTCCGGCATAATCTTGACAGTAACGGTCACATACGCATTGCCGTCTGCATCAAGCATGTATGGCAGGTTATTGCCGTTCACTTGAAACAGGTGCTTGGTGTACTGCGCTGTCGGGTAATGCTGCTTTAGAATGCTCCAAGCCCACGCCCACGACAGGTAGGTGAATCCGTTTTTCTTCTCAACGTGCTTTGAACAATCAATAGCACTCAGTGTGTTCCATACGTTAGACATTGCTCCATAACTCCTTTGCTTCACTTACGAACTGGTGGCTCCAATAGAACGGATGATTAAAGTCCGGCTCCATCAGACCCGCTAATGTTTTCGGGTCAGTGCTGACCGCTAATAGGTTTTGCCGTGTGATTGCCTTGCGTCTGATTTCTTCAATAGCAAATTTCAACACATCCTCAGACATCTTCTCGCAGTTATCTGGGTTGTATATGACACCCTCAACAGATGACACATAGGCAATGTTTGGTGTGGCACCAGTGGCCTTCCAGTAGACTGCCGCTTGCAGGATATGCTCCCACGCTGGCTCTTTAGGCAATGATGCCTTAGTCCAGCTTCTTGTGCCGTCCTTCTTGACCTGACCCTGACGCGGTGCCTTGGTCTTTATCTCAGCCAGTGACCCATCTTTGAACAGGTCAACAAAACCCATAACAGGCACCAGTACGCCATCTAGCATCAACTCGATTTTGCGCTCTTCTTGTGCGCCACTAAATAAGGGAGATAGTAAGTCGATGCCAACGCTAGAGGCGTCTGGTATTAGTTCGCGGAACTTGTCGCGCTTGTCTTGTGATGAATTAGCCGGATGGAAATCATAGCCGGTCAATGCCTCTTCTACAGCCTCATCAATATCCTGACCGTGACACACGGCTGCTTGAATAACCTGATGCACTGCTGTACCGAATGCGGCGTTCTCACCAACGATAATCTCGCGGCGTTTATCTTTTGATAGGTAAACGTAATCGAACATCCAGTTCGCCAATGGACGATTTAACTGGCTTGGACTGAAATGGTAAACACCTACCGATTTCATCTTATCTAATAAGTCTGTCATTCCCTAACTCCTTGGGTGCCGTGATTGGCTTGATAACTTTAATTACGAAATAGTGATTGACCTGTCAACAATTATTTTATACAGATTGACATATTGTTAATTTCTATTTGTAGGAGAGTCACTTGAAACTGGCAGAACATATGATGAAACGAGGGATGACACAGAGCGAACTAGCGCGTCATCTGAATGTAACCAGGGCAACTGTAAACAACTGGATATACCGGCGCACACCACCGTCTGGTCAAAAGATGATGGAAGTCTACAAGTGGTCAGGTGGCAAGGTTGGTTTGAAAGATTGGTGTGAGGAATTTGATGCCTAAGAAAAAAGAATCACTGCCAAGAGGCACACGGTCACGGCGCAAGCCGGTATTGGATTACGCCATCACACAGACACCTGCATATCGAAAAGAATGGGAACGTCACGCTGAGATGTTCAAGGATGCTGGTGGCTTTGAGGATGACCCAGCGGCAGAGAATGCCAGCGACAAGCACGGCGCATACAACCGCCGGTCACTATCTGAGGGGCAACTGATGGAAGGTGACGATATGGGTAACTATCGCGGCAATGGGGAGAAGCCGCAATGACAAACGGACGTAGAAAAGGAGCCAATTTTGAACGCGAACTGGCTCGTATGGCTATGGATGAACTTGGCATTGATGATGTCAAGCGAGACCTAGAGCAATATAGGGCAGGCGACCACGGCGACCTGATTGGCATTGACGGTTGGACTGTCGAGGCGAAGAGGTATGCTCACGGCGTGACGCACAAAGATGAGTGGTGGTCACAAGTGGAGCGTGCCAGTGATGCGTCTGGTACTGAGCCGGTGCTTATCTACAAATATGACCGGCATCCGATTCGGTGCGTTGTCCGGCTATCTAGCATTAACGCTGACTTTGCTGGCAAGGATGACTTGGCAACTATCAGCTTTGAGACTTGGTGCATGCTGGTCAGAGAAAGTTGGGGAGATGCCTAGTAAAGAACGGAGAGAGACCCAGCGTAAATCTAGGGTAAGGATGAGAAAACTTGCTATAGACGCGCTTGGCGGTGCCTGTTGCCAATGCGGTGTAGATGATTACCGTGTGCTTGAGTTTGACCACGTTAAGCCAATACAGTGGCGAACCAATGGAAAAGTCAAGATGAACGGTCAACAGAACACCAACACCATTAATGCAATGACAAAGGATGGAAAGGAACCAAAGTCTGTGTATCAGCTACTGTGTGCCAACTGCCACAAGATAAAGACATATGACAATCAGGATTATGAGTTTAGGGGATAAAAATGGAGTACAACAACGATTTCAAGTATGACTTGCAACTAGGTCAGATACACGAGCAGTGGCTTGGCAATATCCTGACCGATGCAACCATTGAGGTCAAACGCGACTATATGGCGGCAAGGACAGGCAACATATTCATCGAGTTCGAGAGCAGGGGAAAGGCATCTGGCATAGCTGCCAGCCATGCCGAATACTGGGCTTTCGTATTGTCTGGTCATCGGGTGGTTATCGTTCCGCTTGACACTGTGAAAGAGGTGGCTAGGGAACAGTATCGCAAGACTGGATACACAAGGGGCGGTGATAGCAACACTAGTCTGGGAGTTTTAATCAAGGTAGGGGATTTACTGAAGTAGCTGTCAAATAACTGACAACACAGAGCTTTGCTGAAATGGTAATGTCCTACTCAACATTTAAGGAGAACGTTATGGAACCACCAGTTTTTATTTTAAGAGGCTATGACCTAGCTGATGCTTTAGACGAGTTGTGCTTGCAACGCTTACGATATCTTTTGAAGGATGATTTTATTGTTGAGGTGATGGAAGAAGATGTGCATCCAGCCGACATCAAAGAAGTGAAAGACGCGCTGGCACTTGTAATAAAATATCTGGATTGGTCAGCCCCAGACCTTGACGGCAGAGGATATGTTGAGTGGTACGATGAAGAGCCAGAGTTTGATAAAAACAAAAAAATTTCCGTAAGTTTAGATATGTATCATACTTTCGTTATCATAACGGCGTTGCATCGTATGGAAAAAGATTTACTCAACGGATGCCAGATGGATGGCACGGATGAACTTTCAGATGCCGTTGATGATACTCGCAAGATTATTCGCAAAAAGCAGCTAGAGTTGATTGATTACTTTGGTGATTACCCAGACGCTTACAACAAAATCCTGAAGGATATTGACCGTCTTCGTAAGGGCATAAAGTAGGGGGTTTTTATGAGTAAAGACGAACTGATAATCAGGCGGCACCTAACCGAAAATTTCACGGTGCTGCCGAATGATTTACTGAATGATGGACTGCTAAAGGCTGATGGCTTGGCACTGATGTGTTACTTGCTATCTAAGCCGCAGGACTGGATTGTCCGTCACAAGGAAATTCAGAACCGAATGGATTGGGGCAGAGACAAAACACGCAATGTCATAGCGTCACTGGTGAAGATAGGTTACATCGAAAAAGAGACCATTAGAGAGGAAGGTAAGTTCTCTGAAACCCGCTATATCGTTAAGGATTCACCACGGCCTGAAAAACCGTCGCCGGAAAACCAGTTACTGGTAATCAGTCACCTTAATAAAGACATAGGACAAAGAACTGATTATACAAAATCAAATAAATTAGCGCGGCAGAAAAAACAGCTTTTAGTGGATTGGTCGCCTGATGACGCTGATAAGCAATATGCAACCGAACTTGGCATTGACTGGAAAGAGACATTGACCGATATCACGCTCTGGAATGAGAAGAACGGTAATAAAGCGGCATACGCGTCCTGTAGAGCATTTTGGCAGGGTTGGTTGCGGAAAGAGGCTAAAGCCCGTCCAGCACGCTCAAATCGCCAGGAATCGGCATCTCAGTGTCGGACACTAACCCATAAGCAGCAGGAATATGCAAAGACTGCTATCGGCAAGCTGTTCGGCAAATATAAGGATGAGGGCTATACCTATGAGATTATTGAGAAGGCAGTTCACGCTTTTATGCTGACTGACCAGTCAGACCAATCTTGGCGTGACCAAGGTACAGGCTTACCGCGTCCGTTCTAGGCAAAAGAAAAGGCCGGATGACCGGCCTGTTCTGGTGTGTTGCTTAATAGGTGAATGCTAAGGGTTTTTGTGACATAGCAGGTCTGATGCCCTTGCCAGCACACCTTCAACATATTCGTTTATGTTGCAGTCTCTGCCGTTCAGCACGTTGTCGCGGCTGATGGCTCTTAATGCGGTTGCCATTGTGCTGTAATAGCCCATCGTATCCCAACCGGTCTTTTTGTTATCGTTGCGCCGCATTAGCGTGTGATTGTATGGCTCAATCTCGACTTTGTAATTGCTGTCGATTGTAACCGTTTGTGGTTTTGCTTTTGGCATTGTTTATCCCTCTATGTTTTTTAGAATGTGAGCGATAACGTCAACCGTCCAGCCGTTACCAAGCATTTTATAGCGTTGTGTGTTGCTAACGTGAGCGGTGTAGTTATCTGGCACGGTTTGCAGTCTCTCGCACTCTATTGGCAATAGCTTGCGGTAATCGTCAACTGATTTACCAAAGACAAGCTGTCGGCGGTTTTTCTCAAAATATGATTTTAGGTTGCCGCCTTTCCAATAATTAGCATCAATGCAATGAGCCTTGTCGCGGTCAACATTGCCCGACTCTATGATGTCAGCAAGTTTGATTCCCTTATCGTCTGGTAAGCCATCAACAGGAATATTTGTCCAATACAAACGATGTCGGTTCTGAGCCGACACCAGATTGCTGTTTATGGTAACTGGCTCACAATCAAGAAACTCGCTGATTACTCGTTCGCTTTCCTTGCTCATACGCACGTTTTCTAGCAGGAAATAACGCGGCTGAGTTTCTTCTAAGATGCGAACATACTCAAAGAAAAGCCTTGAGCGTTGGTCTTCAAAGTTTAGGTGGCGACCAGCAAATGAAAAGCCCTGACACGGCGAACCGCCTATGAGCAAATCAATGTCGGGCAAGTCATCAGTGATGACAGACCGAATATCGCCTAAATGCTGTATGTCTGGATAGTTAGCCTTGGCGACCTTCATAGCGTATTTGTCTATTTCAGATGCGTAATAATTGGTGACGTTGTAGCCGCAACGCTCAAGAGCGATGCGACCACAAGCCATACCATCAAAAAGAGATAGCACGTTCATCACGCTACCTCTGACTTGTCAGAGATAAACAAAAACCCTTCACCGTTGCCTTCTGGGTCTTGGCTAACTTCAATAACCATTGCGCCAAGTTTAGGATGCACAATGCCAAATGTCGGGAATCCATCGTCACTTTCCCAATAGGCTGTAATCTTTGCACCTACTAGCTGACCATAATATTTATCGTAATATCCGAATCCGTTTGTGTTTGGGTTTGTCATTTTATTATCCCTCTATCTCAAAAGCGTTTTGCAGTTTCCAGAATGCCGTTTGCAGCTTGCGCGGCGTGTCTGGGTCACAAATGTCGAATGATTCTGTCCATTCGCCTACAAAGCTATTGATGGCATCCTGCGCCAGACGTACAGCCTCGCGCTGGTCATCTGTCATATTGCGTAAACCCTTGGCTTGTTCCTTGAGCCGCTTGGCTCTGATTTTCTGCCATTTATCCATTGTCCTGATTTCCCTTCATTGCTTTGATTTTAGCGACAGCGTTTTTTAACCGTTGCTGTTCAGTGTCTGGCAAGGCGTGAACAACCGTTGCCATTTCATCGTCAGATGGGTCAAACTGGTCAACCCAAATGACAAATTCGATTGCGCTTGTGACTGTGTTATCTTTTAACCGTTCGCGCTCTTTTTTACGTTCTTCAGCGTAAAATGCTTCCTCGTATCTATCCATCATCCTGCCTCGCTTGCTTGTAATGTTTCCAAATCGTAAAACTCAAATGGGTTATGATGGGCGTCTGAACCAAAGCTGGCTTCGCCTTGGTAATCGACTATTTGACGTTTCAGCAAATCCATTGCCCATTCTTTGGCGGTCTCTAAGCTGTCGGCGTTAATCTCAACCGTTTGTGTAATGACCGCGCTTGTCTCAACTGAATATCTAGGCATTGTCATCACCCCATAACTGGTTTTCTGCTTCGGCAATCATCATATCGGCATAACGGTCTGACAGACCGAAAACCTTTAGCGTTTCCATAGCTTCGATATAATCGTTGATATTGCAGCTTTTTGGAATGAGGTTTGCTGCCACGTTAACCGGCAAGCCCGAACGCTTGACCGATAGCCTGACCGATTTTTCAACCGATTTTTGCTTTGGTATCTGAATCATAACTGGTTTCCCTTCTTACTGTTGTCAATTTAGATTAAGCAATATAAAGCATATTGCAAGCATTATTTTAGAATGAGGCTCGCAACGGTTGCCAATACGCAACCGGCTGCAATCGTTAGCAGTACCGGCAAGCCATCGCTTGCCAGTGATGCGGCGATAAAGGCTAGGCAAAGCGCAATCAGCGCAAGGCCGCCTGATATGGTTTCACGGTTCATGGCGTCACATCTTCGAAGAGTGGTTCGCGGCTGTCGTGATAATCCCATTCGTTAGTCGCTGCGATATAGAACGAATCGCATTCGGGGCATACTATTTGAAGCTTGTCGGCTTGCCAGTGATGGTGACAATTGCCGCAATCGTAGTTTGTTTTTTGCATTGTCTTGCCTCCCTATAAAACCATTCTAACACGCAGAATAGATTTCAATTCATACAGTTTGCGTGTTTCCTCTGGTGTTTGTTGTGTTCTTAGTTGATAGGCATCACGCAATAAATCGCGTTGCCTCTTACTGCCCTCCGCGCAATAATATTCAGCTAATGTCTCTAAGTGTACTATTGCCTTGATTGCTTCATTGCGTGTCATTGTCTTTCCCTTTCGTTGCTTCGGTTTAGGCTTTCGCCATATAGACGCCAGCCGGTTGACTGGTGGCTATAAAGCGGCAGGGAATCCCTGCCAGCCTGTTTATGCCTTTCGCTTTTGTGGTATGTTTTTAAAGCCTAGTATGGCTTGCGCTTTACGCGATACAGGCTTAATAAATTTGACGATATGGCCTTGTTTGTTGCGATATACATACATTTGTTTAGCCTTTCCGATTTATGCCGCTTGGCGTTTAAAGTTATTTGCGCCCGCGCCGTGTGCCACAATGGCGATTGATTTAGGGCTTTTTGTGCTAGTACCAGCGCACAAGCCGCAAGTTATGCATTGCGTTAAATAACCCGCCTCTTTGCTAGCGGGGCAAAGAATTTCCTTACCGGTGATAAGGCTTTCAATGCGGTCAATAACGCGAAACGTCCGGTGGCCTTTGTTCCAAGCTTCTTTTGCTTCGGCTTCGCTATCAGCGGATTGCATATATATTGCAGCGTCAAAGCTTGCGGTATCAATGCCGCTTTGGTGGCTGTATGCGGTATGGCCTTTGGCCTTGCTAATAAGGCTATCCCATATGTATGACGGAACCGCAGCGCCATCGCCATATGTACCAATCCTAACCATACGGTCAACACCAAGCTCGGCAATGGCATCATGGCCGCTGATTGCAGGATATTTGCCAGCCTTATAGGCTTTATAGGTAATCAAAACGCCTTGGCCAAGATTGACATAGCAAGAACGATTCTTTGCGGTCTTGCGGTCTGGCTCATTGTGCGCCTCGCCTCTATGCGGGCAATTGCCACAAATAGAAAAATCCTCGCCAGTTTTGTTAGCTTCAAGTGGGTTTATATCAGGGCGCAAGATATAGGTTTGAACCATTGCGCCGGTTTTACCGTTGCGGCTCTTGGCAATGTTAGCGATTGCGATAATGCGCTTGCCGTCAATCTGGCTTGCGCCGTCATATATTACAAATGCGTTTGGTTTTGTCATTGTTTCGGTTCCCTTTTCTGTAATGCTTTATATATATGTTAATATATAATTGACACAATGCAAGCGCAAAATGGCAGATAATATAGAAGAACTTGCAACGCTTGCCGCGTTTAGTGCGGGGATAATGAGGGGATAGGATAGGGGATATAGGAGGGGGGATATAGGGGCATCACACCTATGCGGTATTATATCACCACACGCGCGACAATCGCCCATATTCGCTCACTGACTGGCGTTGGTGGTTCCGGTGTATGATTCCTAGTCGGCAGTCGTTGCAAGCCGTCACGCCTCAACCTAGCGGCCTGGCATTTGTCGCATAATGTTTATTATCTTTGTCGCATAATGTTGGTGTGCTTATGTGCTAATACGCTAAAACGATTCCAGATTGTTTGTGTTTATGTGCTAATACGCTGATACACCCCCCCATCAAAATCGCGCGGGGGGCGGCATAAATATATAATAGTCCACATCTAATCCTCCTACCCCCCCTTAAACACCAAAACGCTAAAACGTCCCTAGCACCCCAAAAGTTGCAAGTTTTCTTGCACTGTTATATCAAGTCTGCTATTGGACGAATAGAGGAGTAACGAATGGGCCGCAAAATAACTGACCCCAAAGAGATAGACCGTGGCAAGAAGAAGTTCATCGAGCTTGTTTCTGACGGTATGTCTGCCAGGAAGGCTTGCACTCACAAGCAAATCCCTACGTTTATGACGATTAGCAAGTGGCTGCGTGATGACGCTGATTTCCGCGACCAGTACAAGGTCGCTATGGAGCTTCGCGCTCAGAAGATTGACGATGATATTGACGATGCTATTGAGCTTATGAAGTATGGTGAGCTTGATGCCCAGCAGGCGCGAGTTGTCATTGATACTTACAAGTGGCGAGCAGCGAAGTTGTATCCGAAGTTTTACGGCGAGAACCAGAAGGTCGAACACGAGCATAAGGTTGTAAGCTTTGTTGACGAGTTGAAACTAGCAGCGGCGCAGATAGAGCGTCAGCGGCTAGAGGAAAAGACCATTGATGTGGAGGCTGTTGAAGTTGAAAAAGACTGAGAACACCGACCTGCTTGTTCAGTTGCACAATGACCCTGTTTTATTCGTCACCAGCATTCTCAAGGCAGAACCCCAGCCGTGGCAAGCCGATGCACTAAGGGCCGTTGCAAGTCACGACAAGGTTAGTATTGCTTCTGGTCACGGTGTCGGTAAAACGGCTTTTCAGAGTTGGTTGGTGTTGTGGTGGCTTGTAACGCATTATCCGTGCAAGGTGGCTGTAACGGCGAACACGGCGCATCAGTTGAGTGATGTTTTGTGGACTGAGATAGATAAATGGGCAAGGAAGCTGCCCGAGGGTTTTAAGCAGTTACTGGAGTTCAAGAGCGACAAGATTAGCCTCAAGGGGGCTAGTGACAGCTTTGCGGTTGCGCGAACAAGTCGCAGGGAGAATCCAGAGGCTTTGCAGGGTTTTCACTCCGAG